TGATTAAGCAATATGAAGATGCATTTGGATATTGGGTATCAAGATATGATGATAAAAACCGTAGAGCAGTCCTTCAGAGAGCTAGAGATGATTTAGACAATAATAAGATAGAAGTCAGCAAATTCTGGAAAGTGTTCGTCAAGGTTGAAACTTTATTGGGAAAAACCCCCGATTCAGTAAAACCGAGACTTATTTGTTCTGATAATACAGCAAAATTGGTGCATACCGGACCAATTTTTTATGCTATGTCTAAATGTTTAGGACTGTATGTTTTTAATAATACCTCAAAATTTTATTCCACTAGCGGGAGTACTGCCGAACAAGTCGCAGAATGGTTCCACCAGTGTTTATTGGATGGATATACCACTCCCGTTTCAACAGATTTTGAAAAAATGGATGCTTCCCAAGAGCAAGAATGCATTAAAGCAGACGTCGCCTTCACCCGAATCTTTCTACCGGGGCATGAAGACGTCGCGGATAATTTAGATTATGATAGAGTCGTGGGAGTTGATCCCCATGGCACCTTTTTTACAAATGAAGCATCTTTTACTTCAGGCGCAAATAATACTACCGTCGGTAACACTAATAAAAACTTTGCAGCAACCGAACGGACTTATAATACATTAAACATAGATTATAGAATGTGCGCAGTAGGAGACGATTCAATTATAATGATTAAAGGAGAGGTGCCCTCAATGCGAGAGGTTAAGAAACTCTTTCTAGAATTAGGCTTTAAATGTGACCCCCAGGTGGCTCCACAGCCACACTTTGTAGAATATTGCAGTAGTAGAATGATAGAAAATGATACAGGGTGGGAGTTACAACCAAAAATAGGCAGATTACTTGCTAAAACTTTTCATTTGACAAAGTATTTGCCAGACGAAAATGACCAAAAGGCTCATCTTAGAGCGCTTATTAAAGGTCTAAAGTACCAGTGGCACCTGCCAGTGATAGGGCAAGTGTGTAAATGGATCCTCGACTCAATAGGAGACGGCGCAACCGCTACTCCCACTAAAGTGGGAGAGTGGCAACTCCGCAATTCAACATTGCGAGAGCCTAGTATGAAAACAGCGTGTCAGTTAGCCGAGATCTATGGAATAGCTGTAGAAGATTTACTTAATATAGAACTTCCAGAATTCAAATTGGGAGTTGTATTGGATCACCCCGTATTGTCGAAGATATGTGAAGTCGACATATACGGAAGTGAATCCTTCTAGACAATATAAGTCCCTGCATGACTATAACTGACAGCGCACGGGACGGCGACAGCATGTGATAAACAATGCAACTCCCAACTTGTTCCACTGATCTGATATAATTTTGATAATTTGTAGTTCTTTTAGCATCATCAGCGGTGGACATTATAATAAGCGGCACTAATAGCCCCGATTGGAACTACTTGGGTGACTATATCAATCAATATAGCCGCTGACGAACAAATGATTGCTCCACGTAATTCAAACAATAAACAAATAGTAGTG